GTGGCTGTTGCGAACGTGCAGATCGCATTTTTAGCGCTTACTAAAAACCGCAAAACGCTCTCGTCAGGTCTTACGACATTTGCGCTTCTTTGCCTATTTATCGCGCCGCTTCTTTACGCAGTCATCGAGATCGCGAAATACGCAGCTGGCTTTGATATAAATAACGTCACAAAGACGATTGAGTTTATCAAAAACTACGACTTTAGCCTGCCAGAGTCGATAAATTTCTTAGAGCCAAAGATCAAGGAATTTATAGGCGGGCTTGATATCAAGATGCTCTTTTCGCAAGTCGCTGCTAATCTTGCAAATTTAGGCAAACTAAGCCTTAAATTTGGTGTTGATATGATCATCATCCTAGTCTTTTTCTTCTTTTGCAACCTTTATGGCAACGAGCTTATAAACTACCTAAAAGAGGCGCTTCCACTTAAAAAAGAGGACACTGAGTCGATACTAAGCGAGGTTGGCAACGT